TGTGCCATTTGTAACACAGCCTGATACTGAACCACACGCTGCGCCATTGTTGAACTGTTAGGATCACTAACAGGTATGACATCCACAGACATATAATCTATTCTACGGGCTATAGGCTCCCCTGTAGTGGGCATATATTCATACTGTTCTGGTGCATACTCAGCCATAATAGCTTTGAGCATCTTAAACTCTTGTTTCATAGCATAATGTACACGGGCCTGTACTGCCGCCATTGGTTTAAGAGTGCGCTCTAACAGTGCTAAAGTAGTTCCAACTGGTGCATTAGCCGACATATCAGATACAGTTATGTCACTTATCGCACCGAGTCTTCTTCCTTCATCAGTAATTCTGTTTAACAATGCAAGGAGAGTCTGACTAGGCTCTTTGTAAGGGAGTGGCATTATATTTTCACGAATGCTACCAGATGGAACATCTACATCTTTAAACTCACCCGGTTCTATGGGAGTGTCGTCTCCTTTGATTCGTAGTCCACGAGTCTTCAGACCTCCCGGTAAATTGGCTAACGTACCGCAATCCACCAGTTGACGTATAATAGAAGTTCCCGCACGGGCGTACCCACCCACAATATGTATTAATCCCAAACCATAAAAGCCAAAACCGGGGACGTATACATAATGAACAAAATGTTGCCGCTTTAACATAAGCGGATCCCCTTCGTTCCAGTTACGTCTTATGGCTAATATTTCGTTGGTGTCACGTATGATCGTTACTATATAAGGTTTTGAAATACCATCATCCCCATCTACACCTTCAATTATTAGGTCTGCATGAGTCTCATATAAAGTATATCTACCATCCTCAATAAGAGAATACCCACCGTCTTCTGCTTTTTTCTCTTCTATGTCACTGTGATATGGAGAAGGTTCATATAATTCTATATCGCTATAGAAACCATTTGCTTGTAGTTTTAATATGTCATTTTTTGTTCTTCGCATGACGTGAGTGACGCGTTCTGCAGATTCAATGTCAGACGCACCATAGGGAACTATTACATCTTCTGCTGGTATGTATATCGCTACCTGTCTACCTATATTAGGATCGAAATATACTTTTTTAAACGCAGAGCCTGCTAACCCAAGACTATACAACATGCGTTCGTGTTCAGGACGATACTCAACCATTGTCTCAGTCAGTTCATAATTCATATCGTTTTTTACACGTTCAGCGGATTCTATTTTTTCTGGTGTCTCCTTACCTAATATCTTAACTCTTACAGGACCACCCGCAGGGAAAGTCTCACTCATAGTCTCTGCTTGAAAACGTATGGCAGCTTCTGCTAATACAGTAGAATGAACACCACAAGCATTTTCCCAAGGTGTTGTTCTCTCTTCGTATTTGAATCCTATTATTTCTAGACCTTTTGCGTATGTATCCGCCCAATCTTTTCGGCTGTCTTTGTCAGCTTCAATACTACTGACTACCTCTTCAGCTAATACACTTAAAGTTTTTTCATCTAGAATATCTACAAGATTGACACCAAATTCTGCAAGACTAGAAATGTTGTCTTCAGGAATTAAAGTTATTTCTACACTACCATCATCCAGTGTGACCATCTCAGGATCTACAATCTCTATCTCTAAAGCCTTTTCTTCCAACGCGGCTTCTTCTATTCCTTTTGGGGCTACTGTTATACTTTTTTCAATAGACATTAATAATACCCGCCCTTACGTTGTTTAAAATATACAATGTCTTCTGGTTCATCACTAGGTAAACGAATAAATCCACCTTGTCTAAATCTCATCAAAGCCATTACGGTAGAATCCACTAAGTCATCATGACTCATAAACGGAAATCCCGCTATCTCTTCTACGACCTCTTCTGCCCATCTGGTCTGCGGAACCCAGCACAGACCTGACGATACTATATCAGATACAGAATTTAATCTAGCTAGTTTATCTCCGGTTCCTCTATGGGGGGTATATTCCTGCACAGGTAAGCCCATTCTTCGCATCTCCTGATACAAAGCAATACCGGAACTTTTCTTTTCCACAATAAACGAATCAGGTTGCCAATCTTCATATTCCTGCATAGCTAATTTTTTTAACTCAGGAAACTCTAATCGTTTCTTTATACTATTTAACAATATGACATGGTATGCCTGTTCTTCCTCATTCATAAATACGCCCCACGTAGTAAGGGCTGTATAGTCTGCTCTATTATTTCTTTCAGCCGCTGCGTCTAAAGACATAATAATATATTCACAAACAGGGGGATTCTCAGGCATCCACAAATTCCACCATTCACGTTTAACCAACGACGCTTCTTCAGCAGTGGGTTCTTGTTGATATTGTGCATTCCACTGGAATGTAGGCATTGAAGCCTTAGTACGCATTAGAGCTTCTAAATCAAAAAACTCAGGCCACAACGGTTTCTGTATAATTTCTTGTGTTTCTTTATCTGTGGTATCTAATACTGCAGGAAACTCAACAACTTCAAATTGGTCAGCCTTTTCGTTCTGAGCCATATCTCTAACAACACGTCCTGTCAGGTCGTCCATGTGCCAGCGCGTCTGTATGATTGCCACCTTACCACGAGGCATAAGACGAGTACGGGCACCAAACGTATACCACTCATAGGCTTTCTCAAATACAGAAAAGTTACCATTAATTACATCCTGCTCTGAATGGGGGTCATCAACCAACAGTAAATCCGCACCTCGACCAGCGATAGACGACCCAATACCGCAGGCGTAATACTCACCACCTACATTTGTGTTCCATCTACCTGCCGATTTAGAATCCACAGCTAACTTTACAGTAGGAAATATAGTGCCATATTCGTCGGTGGATATAAGGTTACGTACTTTTCTACCAAAATCTACAGCCAAATCAGTAGTATGCGATACCATCATTACTTTTTTATTAGGATTCCTACCTAGAAACCACGCTGGAAAAAAGATAGATACCAACTGAGACTTACCGTGACGTGGAGGTATATTCACACAGATACGATCTTTATCCCCATGTTCTATGTCCATCAACATATTAGCAAGTATGCGGTGGTGTTTACCCACTATATAGTCCGGTTGCATTCTCCTACAAAATTCTATCAGATCATCATACGCTAATTTGTTTTGCCTACGGACAGCCAACTCATCAACAAGTTTATTTATCTCTGACACCTCTTCAGAAGAAAAGTTATCTAGGTTGTCCAACATGTGTTGAATCTCTTCTTCTGAAAAATCAGTTGTCATAATTAAGAGTTATCTCTTCGCCTTCATGTATTTCTTGTGCTGTATATAAGTTATATATCCTGTAATCATCCCAATCTTGGACAAGTATCAACACACAGTTAGGTTCTTCAGAGTGATTTATGAAACCTCCTAACGGTGTCCTTATAAATCCAGATATCATTGGAACCTTAATGTGTGTGGCACCAAGATCCTTGTCCTCACCTATACTCTCAGTGGCAAAAAGGCCAAGACCGTCAATATCACTGTCACCTATGGTCAAAGATTCAGGTAGAGGTTCATAATAAAACCTGTCATACCTTATTTTTGCCATGCTGTTTCCTTATTGCTTCTTTGCCTTTCTTGGCGATCTGGGCTTGCTCGTTTTTACCTGCTGCTTTAGCTCGTTGTTCGAGGACGGTGAGGATTTGAATCTTTCTAGCAAACGGTTTGTTAACCTTTTTAACTTTCGCCACAGTTTTCTTAGCATCAGCCGGAGTCGCATACGCAATACTGACAGTATCTTTCGGGTTTTCATCGGTATATAGTCTCCTCCCGCTACCTTTTGGCTTTTTTCCTGTACCTACCTTGGGATCTTTAGTCTTTTTCATCGGTAAATCCTAATTCTGCGTCCACATCTATAGGCTCGCCATCAATAACTACAGCATCTTCCACATCTTCTACCGGATTTACCAATTTTTCCAGTTTTTGCCGTAATTTAGCCTTTAAATCGTCCGTAGATTGGTGTGTTATGGTCACTTCTGACTTCTCAGAGAACAAACCAACGTCTGAAATCTTACCAAGTAACTCTAAAGCACGTATTCTTGCTCTTGCATCGGGGTTTTCCGTCTCCAAAACTAATTTATTGGTCACTAAATGACGTATTTGCATCTCAGACTCCACCACAGAACGTCCAAACTCAGTCAAAATGGTATTAGTTAACACTATAGAAGCAGGAGTAAGCGTAGCTACTCTGTTGGTAGTTACTTTTTTAGAAGTTCTTTCGGGGTCTTCAGCGTAAGCCTTTGTTAATTTAGAAGCAATTTCTTCGTCTTCTGCATTAGGTGTAAGTTTTACCCCATGTTCTCCTAATTTTATAGATGTATTTGCTGCTGCCTCCATCTTATCTTTAAGATCAAAAGTGGGAACATTGTCAGGGATGGGTACACCGATCTCAGGTTCT